GAATTTCTTAGGTTCAACTCTGGGCTTGACCGATTCTTATGATACTGATATGGAACAACTAAGGAATGCACAAGCAGAAAAGAATAGAAGAACAAGTGCTATGGCAAATGAAGAAAGACAAGCTTCAAGGAACTCTTCTGCTGGTGGCAATATAATTAGCTCGAATTCCACAGCTGTGAATAATGTATCTACACCAACTACACATATACACCAAAAGAAGAAGCCACGCAATAACGAATACTACGTGGCTTCACCTGCAGCTGAAATATTCTAGCCGTTGGCCATGTCTCTGAACAATGCCAGAGCATCATCAGCCGACTCAGCAGCTTCCATTTCGGCCTCTGCCGACTCCGGTGCTTTTGCCACTGCCTCTTCAGCAGGAGCTGCAGCCGGTGCGGCCTTTGGAGCCACTGCCTCTTCAGCTGACCGCGGAGCAGAAGCTACGCTGTCCGCACCGATGACACGATGGAATCTGGTTTTCAGAGAATCATAATCTTTGAATATCTCTGGCTTAACAAATTCACCCAAGTCATGAAGTTGCTTATAAACTTCTTCTAACTTTTCATCATCACCATCCATTAACTCAGAAGGAGTATTGAATTCTGACTTATCATAATTAGTCATACCTTCATACTTACGAATCTTCAACTTAAATGAAGCACCATCCCAAAAATCAAATGGGTCGAATGCTACTTCATCTTCAAACTCAGGATTCTGAGCATTCTGGATCATTTCAAAAATCTTAGTACCACAACGGAAGATTTTAACTTGACCTTCGTTCTCTGGGTTCTTAGAATCTGATTCGATAAGAATATTTAAATAATACTCAAGCTTACGCTTTCGGCGTGAAGCAATCTTACGATTCTCACGATCTTCTGTCTGCCATAATTCCTTATTGGCTTCACAGATAGGGCAATCATTACCAAGTGTAGTTGGACATTCAGCGATCATCCATCCGTTTTTATCTTTCCATCCGTGCTTATATCTTTTTGCCCATGGAAGATTTGCACCTTCTGCAGGGGGCAAGAAGCGAATCACAGCATAACCATTTCCAGCATCATCAGTTTTTGGATACCATAGATTAGGATTCTTTTCTCGTGATGAACCACCACCTTGAGAATTACCCTGTAGTGCTTTTTTGATTGCTTCTGAAGATTTTCCGCGATTGCGTTTTAGATTTGCAAAACTCATATTTTATTACCTCTTAATTTTAAATTCGGCTTACAGCCATCGTCTTTATGTTTGACTCACATGTTAAGTGAATCATCTATATTTATAGCAGATGTTTCCAGTCGATGTTATGTAAGAACCTACTATAGTTTTTAATCAGTTTTGACTGATGTTCCCATAGCGGATCTACTAACATAGTATCATACTTCTCTATAAATGTAAATATATTATTTAAATATATTACTGTTTCTATTGATATCATTCCTTGAAATAAGAATCGTATCAAAATAGGGTGTGTATTGCTGCCTTCAGGGACCTCTAGTATCTGTGCTACAGATAAACCTCTATCCTCTATAAATGCAACCACATTCTTCATATCATCCTTGACTAATCTCTTTAAGGATAATACCTTTCCTTTCCATTCTCTGAACAATTTAGCAGATTTATCAAATGATGCTAAATCTCCTGACCACATATTTGGATCATTTACAAAATTAGAAACAAAGAATGGTACAATATCTTCATTGCTATATTTCTTAGCTATTTTTTCAAAATAATATTTGTCTTTTCGTTTATCATATGCATTGTATGAAATATTTCTACTCTTTCCACAAAATTTAATATAATCATATGTGTCGCTATTAAAATGTAACTTGATCATTACATATTGTTTATACACTTCAAATGGTGTCATATCAAATAAACAAAGATGGTCGTTCTAAATTATCAGCCTTTATTGTTTTATTATCTTCTGCTTCGATTTGAATTTTTTCTTTTAATCCTTTGTTGATATATGCCAAAGCCTTTGGTGCCTCGATACCATAATCCTCACATATATTTGCAAGAGCAGTAATCAATAATATATCATTCTGTTTTGCTTGTGTTTCTACTCTAAGAGAGAAAGCATTCTTAGCTCTATCGTTGCTCATTTTCTAATGCCCATCCCACGTATGTTGTTTCATTAAATTCGCCAATTGTTTTATTACCAATCTTTGCATATAATATGTGTGATCTAAAATCATATTTAACTTTACCACCAAATTGGAATTCAACTTCTTCCAGCCAATTATCGTGACCATATATTTTATTTTTCATTGTAAGTCACCTCTTGCTCTAGCTTTGTAATCTTCCATTATTGCCTCTGACCTTCTTTGCTCGTTTGCTGAAGGCTTCTTGACAAAACAGGATTTGCCCATTTTTATTTCTGGGGCAGACCTGATAATTTTCTTCATCAGGATATCACAACGTTCACATTGGACTGGAGTATCAGAATATTTCATTGAATAAACTCGTGTAGTATATGTGCTACATTCTGGACATTTATATTCATACGTTGGCATAACATTTCCTTAAAATGGTATATCTTCTTGTTCTAAATCATTCAACACAGAGGCAATTACCATTTGTACTACATCTCTGGCACAATCATGCATTGCATTATGCGGAATCATTCCTGCTGGCTCAAATCTGGATTGCTTTGGTAGGTAACCATTGTTGCTACCAGTTAGAGTATCTATAAAAGTACGGATGTCTCTTTGTTTAAACCATTTCATAGGTTGGTCTTTATGTGCTATTCCCATATCATCACAAAGAGTATTGAACCAGGTGGCATCAATCATTCCACGAGACCAACAATGGCCATCAGTATACCCGGCTTCCGCTAGATAACTTCTAACCATATCAGGCAACTCGCTGATATCGACATCATCTTTGTGAGGTAAAAGGACTTCAGCAGCCTTTGGGCTCTCACTCATCTGCCGTTCCCACCAGGTTAAAGTAGACTTAGATATACATCTGCCATATTTTTCTACTTGATTAGAGACTTTTAATTTGACATAAAAACCATCTTTTATGCATTTATTAAATATGTCCTGTGGAGCCATATTTACAAAATCACTAGGGTCCATCACTATTATACCCATTGAAAGCAGAGTTGCTTTTGGGTCAGTAGATAAAGATTCAAAATCAAATATTACTTCTTTGCTCATTTTACACCTTTGACTAACATTTCAAACTCAGTTGTAAAATCTTCAAAGTCAGCTTCTTTGTCTTTAAAGTCCTGAGCATGCATAGTTTTTGCTAATCGACCAGCAGTTCGCTTTGGAACATCATAATCGTCTTTTAGCATTGATTTGATTTCTTTGATTGCATCTCTTGCACCATCTATAATAGACATATGATTAGTGACTTCTTTCAATGCATCGTGGATTGACTTGCGATCTTCTGGACTACTGGGTATAACAAAACTCATAATATAAAGCTCCAATTGATTAATATAATACTATTGTATCAAAAATTCGGGGGCATGTCAAATAAAGCTTGGTCACTGAGAGTGACCAAGCTAGTGACCAAGTTACAATTTAAGTAATCTTGGCTTATCCTTTTCAGGAACTTCTCTGTGCATGGTTACTGATAGAATTCCATTTTTCATATCAGCATCATCTACAACAATGTCTGCACCAAGTGTAAAGGTTTTCTCAAAGTTCTTTTGAGATATGCCTTTATGTACATGGCGGAATTTATCATTCATAACTTCATATTCATCTACATTAACATTGCCAATAATTGTCAGCTGATCTCGTTTGGTCTCAACTTTAATGTCGTCTTTATTCCATCCTGCCAAAGCGATTTGCAGAATAATGTTCTCTCCGCCTTCGTCTTGAAGAATGTCATAGAATGGATATGTATCAGTTGCATGATAGTATGCATCAGATAGATTTGTGGGAAGTCCTAAGAATGAAGATTCTAAGGCCCGTTGGATTTTCGCAATGCTATTATTGCTAGGATTTATGCTATTCATGGTATGGTTACCCCTATATTTTAGCAAGTTATTTCAGATTGGATTATTCCACATCTGATGTATCATATAAATAATGTGTCTTATGTAACCCACTAAGCCGTCATATGGGTTATATGGAGTACATTTTGACACTATGCTCGGAAGTCCGCAGCATGTATATATTTATAATTAATAGAGCGTTCTGTTGCCAGGTGCCCTAGACCCCGAACAGCCTAAGCTGCCAGTGCAAATACCATATCGTCGTTTGCGGTTACGTTTTCTCTCTATTTAAGGCTATTGAAACCTACTCTCCACGTAAACTCTTATGCCCGTCGAAGCCGACTCTTAGCCCCATCAAAAAAATACATTATACTTTTTTGGTGGAGCTATTGGGGAACGATCCCAAATCCGTGCTATAATTACTTACGCTTCTCTGAATTACTTGTGTTGTTGATTTTCTTGGTTACCACCATCATAACCTCCACCACCGTTACCACCAGTAGTTTCAGATTTGCTGGATTTACTTTTCTTATAAATTAGTATTCCTACTATAAGCAATACTATTACTATCATTCCGCCTGTTTCTGACATGCCATTATTCCTCTATTTGTTTTTATTTCGTTTCATTGACTTGCCTCTACCGGCAGAGCCACTGTTTGTTCCTAAAAATGTTTTGCCCAGTATGGATAACATTTTTTTCTCCTGTTTAAATTATTTATAATATGAGTTTTCTATCATGGGTAGTATATTCGCCAGCCTTAATAGTCTGGAAGTTTATTGGAACGCCACCAGTCATTTCCAGAGATACATTAATATAATTTTCATCAGGGATATTGTTTGTATGAACATGCCCATGGACATTCTTCCTATTCCTCAACTCAAGTGGATGTATAGGATGATGAGTAATCCAATGGCCCTTATATGTAGCCGGCGGGAATATCTGTACCCTCGGCAGACTAGCATACAATGCAAGGTCTCTATCATGATCGTGATTGCCGGGCACGATATTAGTCATCAGAGTAGGAAGCTCTTTCAGCATATCATATACCATCTTGCCATCACCCAAATCGCCAAGAAGAAATAACTTATCTCTCTTGACTAATCTGGACATTATATTTCTGATAATCTTTTCATCGTGCTCTGCGGGAGTTTCAATATCCAATAACTTCATTCTAAAATTATCAGCAAACTGAATAGCCTTCTCATGTCCGAGATGCAAATCGCTAATGAAATAAACATTACTCATACGTACAACCTAACCAACATATGGTATATATTAACCAACAAGTGGCTTATGGTAAATAACCCTTTATCTGCCCATATCGAAAAATGATATAGCAAATACAGGCAAAGGCCATAGTTGCAAGAACATTTTCACTTGTGAGCGAAAATACTGATGCTATACCCGATCCAACCAAAAAGAAAAAGAATCGTGCTTTTGAAAACACTCTCTTTAGGCCTTCTTTCTTAAATATTCTTTGTAGTAACTCTTTCATGCCTTCTAACTCCATAATTTAATCCTCTGTCCAAGGTTCTGTTGCTGCTTTAGTTTCTATATTCAAAAAACCATTCTTTTCTAATTCGTCTAATAATGCTTCTTCTTGCGATTCTTCAAGCATTTTTTCTTCCAATTGAACTGCTTCGCTTTGATTCTCAATCACTCTATTATAGCAACGAAGCAATTCTTCAAATGTTATTGCATTACTCCATAACAATGAATGTTCAACTGAGCCATTGTCATGATGAAGCATTCCACGTCGTAATGACGATATTCTTCTTTTCAATTTGACTAAAGCAGTTTCATCTATATCCGTTTCTATCTTATTTAAAAACTTAGTTAATAGCTCTGCTGAAAATTCCTGATTCTGTTTTGTCGTCCTTACGATAAACTCCTCAGTAACTTCCTTTAATATTGGCATCCTGGTAAAATACTGCTCAGGTATATCTTTAAAAAAATCTAATATCTGAAATTCAGTATATTTTTCTCCAGTTACAAATATAATCATATCTGATGCACAAACTATGCCACAACCCTTGGAACCAGAAGTAACACTTTCTTTCTGGAAGGCATAGATTGTGTTTATGCATTCAAATTGTCTCATAGGTAATCATTCGCCTCTATCTCATATAAATCACCATCAACAGGAAGTACATGTGGTGATATAAAAGTTATTCCAGTCTTTTCAATAACCTTTCGTAATAGTTCATCGTAACTCATTATTCTACTCTCTTATATCCGTCGTAAATATAATCATCCCAGCTCCCACGAGCTTGGTCTACTGTTCTGATAAAAGTCATATCATCTTGACTTTCAACTTCTTTTGGTAATACATGTTCTAACTGCTGTTTTATTGATTGTTCAAATTCATGTGGGTTAGTGTATGTACTTGTGCTTTCATAAACTTTTACAAATTGCATTCCGTTATTATCTACAGGCCAGAAGCAAAGCCATTCATGAATAGCTTCTTTTTTATGTCCAGATCTTCGAGTATATCTTTTATGTAGTGTATATCTAGTCATG